ATCTGGTTTTGACATTCAATGATTACCTGAATTTCTTGATTGAAGAAATCTCTCTTCCTCAAATGCCATCAGCTACCCCCGAAACAAAGAATTGGGGATCTATTAAAAAGGGGTTCGATTCTGCTAAAGATCCTGCTACACAAAAGGCTCATGCTAAAGCTGGAAAAAAAATTAGAGGAGCAAAAAAATTACTGGCAGGAGAAGAAACTAACACTAAGTTGGCAACATCCGGGAAAAATGTTCCTGCTCTCTCCACAAGAGGTCTTTCTCTGTCTCCTGCAAACGAATCCGGTAGAGTGAATACTTGTTCGTGTGCAACAGCCGCATGTAAAGCGGCATGTCTGAACAAGGCTGGGCGTGGAGCAATGAACTTCACCCAACAAGCAAGACTGAGCAAAACAGATTTCATGATAGATCACCCAGAGAAATTCATGGGAATGCTTCATGGTGAAATTGCGGCTCACGAAAAGTCTGCTGTGAAAAGCGGCAAGAAGCCTGTTGTTCGTCTAAATGTAGTTTCGGACATTCCGCACGAAGTTCTTCATCCAGAAGTGTTCACACAACATCCAAATGTACAGTTTTATGACTATACCAAGGTGAATTCTAGACTTTATGATAAAGAGGGAAAGAAGAAACAACTTCCTGCAAATTATCATCTGACGCTTTCTTCTACTGGTATTAAAGGATCAGATCAGAATTGGCATCATGTGCGTCATCATTTAGACAATGGTGGTGTTTCTGCTATGGTGTTTGCTGTGAAAGCAGGGCGTGGTGGCAAAGAAGGTGATGCTCTTCCAACACATGTACATGATGAAGAAACTGGTAAACGATACAGAGTAGTCGATGGCGACAAACACGATCACCGTCACATAGATCATGTGTTCAGTGATGCACATCCAGGCGAAGGATTGATTGCTGGTCTCCGTATCAAGGGTGGATCGAAGATGTTAGCAAAAGCTGGAGACTTTGCAGTTCAACCACACGCAAGCGGAATTGTAACAGTACCACACGGAACAGCAGCAAAAAGTAAAAAATAAAATTATTAACAGTATGCTAATGTGAGTTGACATAGATATGTGTTCTATGACAAAAACAAGCAAAAGAAAAATAAAATTACAGAAGTTTATGAAGATGATTCAAAATTTCTATTATGTCATGTCAGATATAATGACGAGAGAAATATGAATTACATATTGCAGAATTGGCAAATACTTTTAATGCTTTTGACTCTCGGACTTTCTGGACTTGGTATCATTGGATATGGACTAATTTGTATGTTTACAGAAACAGAATAACCCCTCTAGGATACAGGCAATGCAGTTTTTGCTTTGTTTCAGTTAAAGCCTAGACAAGCCAAAGAAATGTAGTACTATATACCCCTACACCCAACGAATTTGGGTGTGTGACTGTTACAACATTTTTATAAAGGAGAAATGAATGAACACAGTATTTACAGTTATGACTGCACTCGCAGTAACAGGAACCACAGTTGCACAAGAAGTCGCACCTGCTCCTGCCTCCGCTCCTATCGTGGATGCCTTGTCTCTTATGCAGACAGTCGGTATCTACGCTAAGAATGGTTCTGCTAGTTCAGTCGCAGCATTAGATTCTACTATTGCTGCAAAGGCATTTGGATTAGATTGGCACTTTACCGTGCCGGTGTATGTCTCGGATGCTAGTGGTTACGGTTCTTTGGAACTCGGCGTTTCTTGGGCATTTCTCAAGGATGCAGAATTCCTCGCATCAAAGACAACTCTCAATGTTGAGGGTGGTTTGTGGATGCCAACAGGTTCAGCGGGTTATGAAACCACCGATCTGAATCCGCATATTGGATTTGGATTCAACATGGACTGGACTGATTGGAATTTTAATCAGACTGCAGATTACCGTTTTGTTCCCGGTAGTATGTACGATCCACTTCTTGATCGCGTTGATCAAGATGTTGTTTCTCTTGTTAGTGATATTGACTATAAGTGGAGTAAGGAACTCACTGTTGGTGTAAATATCACTCAAGAATATTTCGATGGCGGCGGCGTTGCGCTGCTTGGACCATCGATGAGTTGGAAAGCCGCATCGTCAGTCAATGTTACTGGCGGTATTGGTTTCCCTGTTTGGCAAGACCTCTCAGTTGAGAATTCTTGCGTAGTTAATGCTGGTGTTGCTTTCTCGTTCTGATTTAAAAAACAATCTTATAAAGGAGATTACTATGGCTGATGAAAAGACTTGCGAAACTAAGAAGTGCCCTATTGGTGGTTTTTGCTGGAAGAACCCCACTCACTGGTTCCTCTTCCTTGCTGTATTACCTTTCACTGTTGTTGGTGTTACTATGGTTGTCAATGTAGTACACAACTTGGTTGGCACTGTAGTCGGTAAGTAATTTATTTACATATTTACCAATTCAACAGCCCCTGCTTCGGTGGGGGCTGTTTGTTTATATTTACACAAATCAAATACAATAAATACTGGCATGGAACCAGAATTTTCTCCAGATGACTTTGCCAACTACATCAAAGCGATGTTTGGAACTCCACCAGAACAAGGTGGAAGTTCTCCAAAAGACACGCACGAAGATGGTGCAGAAGACATAGAAGTTCGTATGCATGACATTGTGCAGGAATTGGCTGAGCGGCAAAAAGATGGAGATAAATTAACTAAACAAGAGTTGATGCTTTTGCAAAAAGCAAAAAAGTATTTAAAAAATCGCATGACCGAATATTATAAAAAATTAGAAGACGGTGATCAAAGAGAAAGTGGAAGATAAATACCAATACCATGAACAATAATATAAACGAAGAAGAGACATCTGCACAAAAAACAATAACACCATCAGCATTTTCTGTGGTGAATGCTAATGCAGAGGCACTTTCAAAGGCAAAAACTCAAAATGTGAAGAGTCCAGACAGAAAATGGTTCTTGCACAGAGTAGTTCAACAACTCATACCAAGTATTTCTGCTCAAGTTATTCAACAAAAGCAAGAAGAAGAGGAAATGCGTAATAGAGAACTGGAAGCACAGCAACAGCAACAGCAACAAAATCCAGAATCTCCACAAGAAGAACAACCTCAACAATAATTTCTTGATTTTTGGATCGAAATATCATATAATTTACTAAAGTGAACGGGTTTATCGCTTTTAAAAGAAAATATATGAAAAAAGCAAGAAAAAAGCACGAAGCATTGATAGAATATGAAAAAAATGGCATGTATTCTTTGATGTTGTATCATGCCGGAGACTATAAAAAGCTAATAGAAGCCGAATCTCCATCAGATTTGCTGCAATATGCACTTGACAAATATGAAAATGACTTTATAATGGTGATACCACCTGTGATTGAACAGATTATCAGTTGCGAAGCGTTTGAATATCACAGTTGGGTTAAGAAAGTAGAACAGAATCTCCTCGATGAGTTGGAAACCGGATTTGGAACCGTATATATCGACGAGCCAAATCCAGACGCCGAAGATATTTGAATAGGAAATTATATAATGACAGAAAATCCAAGCGAAACCATTAATCCAAAAATCTATAGTGAAAAAGAAATGCAATCCATAATGGAAAAGGCATGGGAAGATGGTTACACAACTTCTTCTTCTGATTCTTTTCATGGAAAAAATACTTCTTATAAGAATTCCGATTGCTTCAAGGAATTTGGCAAACTTCTTACTGGCCAAGCCAAAGATAACTTGTCGAATAAAAACACTTGACACTTTTTGAAATTCTGTTACAATGATAACATATAGATGATTCACCACTTACAGGAGAATGCAATGTATCTTTTAATAGTTTCTTAAAACGGGCAATGCCCTAAGCCAAGATGATATATATTAGCCATACATTGCGTGTTTTAGCGAACACGATCAGGGCAACATTAGGTGAGATAACTCTCATCTACCTAGCAACTAAGCCAAGAATGAAATGGTTGCAAAAAGTTTCTGAGAAGACTTGTTTCTCAGCGGTGTGAGAAAGTTTACGGATAACTTTCACAACGAACTTAACCGTCTAAAGTTTACGGATCTTTAAAACCGTTTTATGCCTCTATAGCTCAGCGGTAGAGCAGTCGGCTTTTAACCGATAGGTCGTAGGTTCAATCCCTACTGGAGGCACTTCCAGTGTATACAGATTTTCGGCAAATTTGTATTACCATTTATTGATGCCGTAACGAAAGGATTGGTTTATGACAACCACCATTACTAGTAAGAAGGATCGTGTTTTGAATTACCTGCACAGCGGCCGCGGACTCACCTCTGCACAGGCTCGTCAACTGTTTGATGTTAAGAACTTTCGCGCAACGATTAGTTCTATCAAGGAAACTGTTGAGCGTTATGGTAACTGGCGCATCGTATCGCACACTACGCGAGAAGGTACTACTCGCTACAGCATGAAGCGTGTTCGACTCGTTGGTCCTTCGAACTACCGTATTGGCGATACTCGCTAATACCTAGTTGTGTGAACGAAAGGACGGAGCATAAATAACTCCGTCTTTTCTATTGCCTTGTGGTGTAACGGTAGCACCGAACCCTTTGAAGGTTTTTGTCTTGGTTCGAATCCAGGCAGGGCAATTTGCTACTTTAGCTCAATGGTAGAGCAGTGCTTTTGTAAAGCACAGGTTGCTGGTTCGAGTCCAGTAAGTAGCTTTCAGGAGGTCTTTTATGACAGGCAAAAATGGCGCTGGCAAAGGCGACTCATACAGAAAAGTTGATTGGGAAAAGTACTCAAAAAACTACGACATGATATTCAATAAGAAAGGAATACATCATGAAGAACGAGATCCAGATTGTGGGACTGATGACGGGGGAGCAGATAATCGCAAAGGTGGAAGAACAGGACGGAGGTCTTCTCCTAAAGGGAGCAGCGATTCTGATTCCAGCCGGTAAGGGAGAATTGGGAATGGCACCTTGGATTCCATATGGCAACACAGAAAATGGTATTTTCATTAATACCAATACCATTGTGTGGAGTGTGGAAGCAAAGACGGATCTTGCAAATCATTACAATGGCGCATTTGGTAATGGCCTCATTGTTCCGACCCCGCAAGAACTTTCGGTTCCTGAATTGAAGTTAGTTGACGCTTAATTAAATTTGTGATACAATACGGGTGCGAAAGCAGCCGTATTGTTTTTTGTTCCCGTAGCTCAGTTGGATAGAGCATCAGATTTCTAATCTGATGGTCGCTGGTTCGAATCCAGCCGGGAACGCTTGTGTTTTGATTGTTGTTGATGCTAAATAATATCAGACATCTATATTAAGGAGTATCATATGCGTATTCAAGAAATGTGTTACGAACTTCGCAATCTCGCACGCCAAGAGCAAGAACTTCCTAAAAAAGATCTATATTACCAAAGCGCAAAAGCACTTGAGATTCTTTTGAATATGGTCAAGATGGGCGATCTCATAGTTGCTGAAATGGAAATTTGCAAACGGAATCCGGATAAATGCAAATCGTGTGATAGAAATGAAACAGGTCCACATGAGTGGCCTATCAATGAAACATCTATTGGTATGATAGATCGCTTCATAGAAGAATTGGCAGTTTTTCAATACATTGATTTGAAGACTCGACATGGCGTAGAAAACGATTACGAATATTGGCACGATAAGAAAGAATACAAAGAATGACATACAGACTTCATATTGATATTCCGATTAATGGCAATGAAGCAGATGCACTAAGAATTGCCGAAGAAATTATTCGATTTGGTTTTAACAATGCGATTGCAGAAAAGCACATCAAAGATCTTGGCGTAGAATCTATCAATTATAGATTGGGCCACGATGATGATCGCCAGAAGAGTAATTACTTTATTAAGAATTCTTCTGGCCATGCAAACAACAAAAAATCAAAAATTGTACTGATTCCATCGTTGACAGAAACAGAATAATCAGTATAATACAGTAGTAGTAACAAGCGCGATGGGCGGACGGTTTTCGCAGACCCGCTTATAACGGGTTCAATCAGGTTCGATTCCTGGATCGCGTATTATGGAAACTCGCAATATCATAGATCATTATCATTATTGGAATCACGATGACATTGTTGCCAATCTTGATTCTAAGAGAAATAATTTTACTGTACTATGCAGTAATCTTGGCAATGATTTTAATATTGCCACGGTTATTAGAAATGCAAACGCTTTTCTTGCAAAAGAAGTTTGGATCTATGGTCATAAACAATATGACCGTAGAGGTACTGTAGGTACCCATCACTATACGCATTTTAGACAATTCAAACAAGAGGAAGAATTGTTAGAAGCCATGCGTGGAATGTATGTTGTTGGAGTAGACAATATTGGTAAAGCCAAAAGTATTGATGAATTTGTTTGGCCACAATCTCGTCCTGTGCTGATGATGTTTGGTCAAGAACAAATTGGACTTCCACAGAATCTGATTGACTTGTGTGATGAAATGGTGTATATTAAGCAATATGGATCTGTCAGAAGTCTCAATGTTGGTACAGCAAGCGGTATCGCGATGTACGATTACTGCTCTAAGGTCTGCAATAGAACGCAGACATGCTGATAATTACATCCGCTGGGCCCCGGCGATATATAATGAAGTTTGTTTGGGGCTTTCTGCTCCCATAGATTAACCGGCTAAATCACCGCCCTTTCAAGGCGAAGAGTCGGGGTTCGAGTCCCCGTGGGAGTACTTTGTTGGCGGTTGTCGTATAATGGCCATTACGCTGGTTTTCCAAACCTGACACAAGAGTTCGATTCTCTTCTACCGCATTATGAATACTAAAAATATAAAATCTAGATATGGTCAAATCCGCACAATAACTGAACAAGCCGATGGTTCTTTTATTGTTGAAGGAGAAACCGAATACTATAGATGTGCCGGATTGTCCGAGGATGTTTCTGGTTTGTATATGATCGATTTTGAAGGTGGACCATATATTCAAGTTGGAGATCCTTTGCTAGATTCCAAAGATTGTGGCATAGTTAAATCTATAGAAATTATAAAGTCGGAGACTGAAGGACGGTTGGCAGTAAAAATTATTTGTGCATAAAGGAAATATATCATGGATAATTTTATAAGTTTTATTGCTACTATGTTTGTCCTTGTAGTCGGTCTTGCAATACTTTCTGCTGTTTTTGCCGTTGTGGTGTCTATTGCCATCCGCGCATTTAGGGGAAACACATGAGCGCATGTACATATTTCATAGGTTGTACTCACTTCGGACACGAAGCCATGTATCGCTTTGTTCGTGCAAATGGCGAAAAGGTTCGTCCATATTCTTGTGCCGAAGAAGGTGATGCAGTCATGGTGGCAAACTGGAATAATACCGTTCGCAAGGGCGATAAGGTTTATGTCATGGGCGATGTGGCATTTAAGCCTAAAGATTTGAAAATCCTTGGATCACTCAATGGCTCAAAGATTCTCATCAAGGGCAACCACGATGATCTGCCTTTGTCGCAGTATGCTAAATACTTTCGAGATGTTCGTGCATATCACAAACTCGACAATGAAGTTCTGTCGCATATTCCTATTCATCCTGTGTCTCTATGGAGAGCCAAACGAAATGCATTTTGGTTGAACATACATGCTCACCTACACGCCGAAGAAGTCC